TGTCTTGCAAGTTCAAAAGCAGTTGTTTGTTGATTTTCAAAGTTTTCTCTCGCCTCTAAAAAACCTTGTCGTTCTTGCGTTTCTTCCTTTTCAAAAACATCTTTTATTCTATTGAATAACTTGTTTCTGTACTCGGTGTTCATACGTATTTTAGACATTATGTCCTTTCTGTTAGTGTTTATAATTATCCTATACTATCCCTTGACAAAAGGATTGTCAATCATTATATTGCATTAGGACTAAACAACTAGAAAACCAAGTGGATCGAAATTAAATTAGCCTCCAACTAAACTAATCAGATCACACTACCTCTAGTTGTAGTCCTTTCGGGTCAATGTGGATGATAGCTCTGACTTGCGCTGGATCCACCTTGACCCCTGATCCATTACACTGGTGTGCACCAGCGTGGAGTGATGGATCTGGGGTCAAGCACATGGTTAATTACCATTAAGCCCTGGGATCCCGGTAAACAATTGCCGCTGGGCTTCAGCGTGCCTGACCACCCACAGGGCCTGGGTAAAGGCCCAATTAAAAAAATAAAAATAACGCACAAGCTACAAGCTTCAAGCAGGGTGGGCCCGCCCCATAATGAACAGGCATCAAGCAGCTAAGGCTTGACAGGTCCTGGAATCTAGGATATAGTGGGACCATGTTTACAAAGAGAGTTTATGCAATCTCACAGTAATCAGATTGGGACGCTGCCGGGCCATCATAACCAACCCGGCGGACCCGCAACAGAAAGAAAATTATGAAAGTAAAAGACGCCGTAAAAATAACTCACACGCTATCGAAGCCAGGCAAGATGCCCGGGCCAGCGTACAGCATAAGCGCTAAGAACTGTATAACAGGTGCGAAGCTGGCAAAGATCCCCGGCAGCGTATGCGCAGGTTGCTATGCTCTGAAGGGTCGATACATGTTTAAGAATACAAAGAGCGCTCACCAGCTGCGCCAGGAATCGCTTAGCCATCCGCAATGGGTGGAGGCGATGGCTGTACAAATTAAACCGCATAAGTGGTTCAGGTGGCATGACGCCGGAGACCTGCAGAGTGTGCAGCATCTCAACAATATTATTTCAGTGTGCAAGCTTACGCCCGGGACCATGCACTGGCTGCCCACGCGCGAAGCTCAAATATTAAAAGAGTTTACGCCTGACATGATTCCGACAAATTTAATTATTAGACTGAGCTCACACATGATAAACCAGGGACCGGCGAAGCAATGGCCCCACACATCGACCGTGACGGATGGAGAAGGCAGGACCTGCCCGGCTCCTGATCAAGGCGGTATATGTGGTAAATGCCGTAGCTGCTGGGACCGAGACACGAAAAACGTCTGTTATGGCAAACATTAGAAAGTACGACCACATCATAACCGAGATCCATAACGCCTGGTGCCGGGACAACGGTTACCCAGAGCGCAAGCCTTCAAGCAGAGTGCATATGGCCGGTAGGCCCAGGGC